CCTACAATATATGCAGTATTATTGCGGTCATTGTTTAATGTTACCATATTTGGTTGAAGTTCTGGATAACCAGGGGCTGAGATCAAATTAAAGAAGTTATCTTCTTCGCGGATTGTTTGATTTGTATCAATAGCTGATTTCATAGCCGACACAATCATTCTTCTTTGTGCATGACGACCTAAATAAGCAGAACCGTCAGCTTTTAAGCCACTAACAGATACCCATGCATAACTTACTATTGGTAAATTAGCAGAATTAGTTGGGGCACCTGAATTATAACTACCAGCATCTGGATAATTTTTATTTGTAAAGTAATTAGTTGTAAATTCTTTTACATTATATCCCGAGCGGCGAGTGTTGAATAATAACATACCTTGTGGAGATAAAGCTGCATCAGGTATATCTAAATCAACGTAGTTACTAGTTAGTAAACTATCAATAGGGGGTACAGGATCATCCACTGGATTAATTGCACCAGAACTACTCCATCTTGCATCAGCAAATACTATTCCACTAGAACTAGTTTGGTCTGTCTTATCAATCAAAACCCATTGATCTACACTACTAACTGCTTCCCAACGGTATAACATTGGATAGTTTTCTAAATCAGCAGAATCAAGCCATAGATCACCATAAACTAATACACTTCCATCACTTTGCGTTGTTGGGGTTGATGCACTAACAATAGGGCCTGCAGGATCAGTTTGATTTGTTCCTGAATTAGCTGGATGACCAGAACTATCATAGTTTACATTTTTATATCCCTTCCACACTCCACCTTGGTTGACCATGATATCAATTTGACTTGGGGATGAGTAAAACCAGTTTCTACCGTTAGTAGGTAATTCAACTGGAGCACCTTCATTTGCAGTATAATCAATTTCTTCCCAATTCGAAATTTGAGTAAAATAATTTAATGCAGGACTTTGTGATTGTTCTTCAAATTCAATTGCTGATATAGAACTTCCAGATTTTTCAGTAACTACAAAACGAGCGTCATTGGTTCCGGTAGCTCCGCCTAAGTATTCACCTCTAATTTTAACAACATCTCCAATATCATATCCTGAGCCGCCAACAGCAATTGATGATATAATATATTTACCTGGATATTGATTTACAGACATTATAAGTTGTGCACCGGTCCCAGTGCCACTAATATTTTCTACAGCAACTGTTTTAGTAAATCCATAAACATGTCCATATTTGGTACCAATTCCATCAAATCCCAAATCAGATAATATTCCGTTTGACACATGAGTTACAGGATCCATGTCCGTAATTAAAATTTCCCCACCTAATGTATGAGTTATTTGAATTGTACCGTCAGTATTTAAAGTAGCGGTAGTATACGGTATTTGAGCATTTTGCCAATTTGTAACAAATGATGCCGCTGTAGTTCCTCCATTTTGCCAAACTCGTTTGGTAGATGGTAGACCAAAACTAACTTTTTCTCCCGGAATACTTACGTATATAGTAATGTAATTACCGGAAGTAATTGTAGGATTAGCTACGGTTGAAGTCATGACCGTTGGACCTGAAAACATTCTAGTTAATAGTTTAACTGGTGAGGTCCATGAGCCTGAATCTTGATATTTAGCGATGACAGTTCCTGCGGCAATTGCCTTTCCACCAGAACTATCAATAGTTGCAGTTGCATCAATTTCAGATAGATATGATGAAACAGATTGTGAGACCCAAGCTGCTTGGGCTATGTTATATTTTGACAATGACAATGACAATCCACTACCAGCACTACTTGTTTTAATCCAAACAGATCCGGTTGGTCTTGGAAATTGTTGACTAGATGTCCACAATGGCATTTTTGCAGACGAACCAAAAACAATACCTGGATTGAAGTAGAACTTAGGTGTAATACCCAACTGAGTTAACAATGAACCAGATCCGCTAATGTCTTGAAGACCATAAGCAATACCTTCAATTTGACCATTTTGGGTATCTGTTGATCTATTTGCAAAAATATTTAATTTTCCATCAATAACTGATGCTGATAACACAGCCATAGTTTCATTATTAATATCGTCCGGATTATTAATGTAGTTTGCAATATCATCTACATTATCGCTAGCACCAACAGTTATATCAATTACCGTTGTATTATTAGTTATACCGTTAATAACTCTTATTATAGACAATCTCAATGCATGTCCAGTTGTAAGAGATGGATTAGACACTGAACCAGTGACTATAGGTAAACTACCTGCCCAAGCATCACTTCCTAATGGCACCCAAGTATTACTTGGTGTTTTATAAAAATAAGTTGAATCAGCTAATATAGGACCAGCATGATATTGTGAAACAACTGCATATTCTCCGACATTACCTATCGTACCTAACGGATATCGACCAACGGTAATCTGATCTGAACTAGTAAGAACATATGGAACTTTGTTAACAAATTTACCGGATGTAGCATTAAATTCATAAATTCCCCATGTTGAATTTGTAGTATCCAACCAATATGTACCATCTAGTGCTTCACCTGACGGTCTACTAACAGTTCCAACAAGTTCTGACAAATCAATATCTGCTCTTAAAATATAACAACGATTAGTTGTTCCTAATAATGAGTAGGCTGCTAATAAACCATATTCATTTAATTCATATCCATGAATTGGTGTACCGTTTGTTGTTTTATAGAAGAACGGATTTCCAAATACAGTAGTCAAGTCACGCTGACTTGTTACTTGATATAGTGTACTTGCATTTGCTTTAAGTGTTGCTTGTGCTACTGCTGTGCCTGCAGCATTTGCTTTATTTTGTGCTGATGCAACAATTAGCAATGGGACAGATGTTGTGGCTGTTGGTAAATATTGACTTTGGTCGGTAATAGTTACTTCTACGCCTGGTGATACTAATGCCATGTTATTTTTCCTTTATGTTATGATTATGAGGGTTAACGCCCTAACGTACTAATATTTAGTGTAAATGGTAAAAAAATGCCAATAAGTGTGCCTTCGAAGGTTACAATGATAAATATAGTATGAGACCAATATGCAACATCTGCGGTAAGAATAATACTGCTGTAAATTATAAACGTGATGGAGTTACACATTATCGTAGTATGTGTGATGAGTGTGGTCGTAAGAAAAATAAACTTAAACCAAGAGAACCTAGTTGGAAAAAATCAGGGTACAAGAAAAAAGCCACATGTGATTTATGTGGCTTTAAGAGTGCATATCCTAGTCAGACTACTGTGTTTCATATAGACGGTAAACTAGAACATACTGAGTTTACTAACCTACGTACAATCTGTTTAAACTGTGTTGAAATCGTTAAAAGAAAAGAAGTTAACTGGCGTCGTGGTGATTTAGAAGTTGACTAAGTGTATTATGCAAATCATCAATCGATCCGTTATTGTCAATATAATGATCGTATTCTAATCCTACACTAGAGTATTCGCTTGCATGGATTTTTAACTTATCCAATTTTGCTTTACTAAGCGCCCAAAGACTATTACCGTCAGGTCCTCGATTAAATGCCTTTGCCGCATCATACCATTCAGGTTCAGGTCCTCGATTAGCCCTTAATGTGATTCCACCAGCACTTTTAATAGCATTGACTTCATTGAGAAATCTACAGTCGGTAATAACAATATCATCTTTTGTTTGACGTAGTTTATTCTCTACGCTTGCTACCCAGATATCATCATGGAAGTTTTCACGACATACTTCTGTGCCCCATTGCTGTAATATCCAACGTGGTGTAAGTTCAGGAATATCTAATCGTTTACTCCACCAAGGATCAACTTGTTCTCTCCAAGTGCGACTGCTTTTAGTTGTACCTTCTAACATTTCTCGGTCCCAACCAAAAACACCAGCTATAGCATCTTTGAGACTGGCTGCAAAACTTATCCGTTTAAATTTGTGATTAGTTACTAGATAGTCAGCTATAGTATCCTTGCCGCTGCCAATTAGACCTGTTACCCCTATAATCATACCTTCTCCTGTATTAGTAATTATATTACTAATATATGACATATGCTAGTATTTAGGTTAATTATCTTCATCGTTGTTTTTCAGAGTAACCAATGCATGTTTTACTCCGGCTTTCTTTAATCCGGCATAACGATGATGCCCATTTATAATATCATATTTTCCGTCTGGTCTAGGCCTAACATATAATGTACCTTGTTTATCGTCCCATTCAGGTGTTCCTGCTCGTTTAGCAAATATATCAACTACATCTGGATCCATTTGATTCCAGTCGTATGAATCTCTTGTAGGAACTAGTTTGTCTAAACTGACTCTAAATGCTTCAACAATTTGTTTTGGATTAGATAATATAAATCTTAACCCTAATTCTGGATTATGGTCTTGTTCTAATTTCCAATCGGGTATTAAACGGTTAACCATTCTTGTATATAATCCTATGCGACTGTTTTCTTTTGCATCAAATATAATTTGTTGTACATTATCACCGTAGTCTTGTAAAAATTCACGCATTATATCTACTACAATTGACATTACTTCTGCTGAGTTACCTGTACCTGTTGTGCCATATAGTGATAATTTTTCAGGATCTAACGCCTCTCTAATTAAACGAAATTGTATTTCCCATGTTTTTGGCTTATCATCTTGGTGATGGCTGTAGGCTGACCATACATACTTTCTTTCTCCTACTGTAAAATTTGCAACTGCCTCTTCCGGAGACTGTCGGTTCCATTTCCAGTTTTGATTACCGGAACGAAATAGTTCAGTAACAAATTCACCTGCTCTCATTAACCTTGTACCCAAGTCAGTGGCTGACTATAATCCACATAACGCTTTAAATCTTCTATTAATGTAGCTTGCATTTCTTTGGCTTCAGATTTCAATGCGGCTCCATTAAGGGTAGTACCTCCACCTGGACCAGCAATGCTTGCAAACTTTTCTCGGGCCTCACCCAAGATGCTTAGACATTGAGCAAAGGTCCAGTCACCAATCCAAACACCACTACCTGGATCTTGGAGTAATGTTGATTCAGGCTTTTGAATATCAGCCCAAATTAGTATCTGTTCTCCACTACCTTTGATATTTCTTACTAAGCGAATTTCTTTTGTAACATTGTTGAAGGTGTAGATTACATATCCACCAAACATCCGTGCAACTAATTCAACATATCCTGCATAAAAATCATATGTTGCTAACCCACCAGCTGAATTATAGTTTAGTAAATAGGTGTTAAGAATAGCACTACTGAACGGATCAAAACTAGCTGATCCTGGGCCTGTTTCCATCCCAACAGTGCGACGGAATACTTGTCTTACATTAATAAATTCTTTGGGAAGAGTATATATTTCCTGATGCTCTTGTAATGTCAATAAAGTATATGCTTCTTCTGTGGCATTTTGTGCTCGTTGACGATATACTTGAACTGCATACTTATAAGCGGCTTCATAGTGTTCAGGATCTAATTCAACATCAACAATGCCTTCACCCATACGAAGGCGTAAGTTTCTAAATAAATCTTCTTTTAATGCGTCTAAACTAGTTGATTGCAGAATTGCCATTGTGTTCTCCAGATATCTTATTTATCTGGAGAACTGAACATAATCAGATATCGTTATCTTTGCGGTTTTCGCTATTGAATACGTTAAACTCACCACCGGGATAACGTGCTTTTAGTTTCTCTACGTTCTCCGCAATGACTTCATTAGGATCTAGGCGAAGTGACCTGCAAGCATTGATCCAGTACCACATGATATCACCTAACTCACGTTTCATGTGAAACACATTTTCGTCAGTTAGTGCTTTACCTTGAAAGAATATCTTCTTTGGAATCTCAATAAACTCACCTGACTCTGCGGCTAATCCTAGACATGCAGTAAGCAATAAAGGAACATTGATATCAGGTCCATATTTCATTATACCGGCATCGGCATCTAGTTCATAGTTTGCATCTAATCGGTCAAGAGTGTCCATGAAAGTTGTCAAGTCAGTACTTGGTTGGCTTGTGACAGCCTGCACAAAATCACTATATTTGTTCAAATCTACATTCATTATTTATAATCCTTAAACATTTGTTTTGCTCCTTGTTCACCTAAATGGTAAACAAATACTTCATTTACTCGTTGTAACATCGCACAAGCCATCATAAGTTGGTCTTCTTTATCATCACACATTAGTAATTGCTGTTCGACCGGAGCCATTAGTTCTGTCATCCTGTTTTTTATTTTACTATTATCCATTAGAACGCTTTCAGTATTAGCATATTTTCATTAAACCTACCATTAGGTGCAGTTGCTACTGCTTTAATCTCTTTAAAGTATTTACGTGCTGCCGGCTTACTACCCATTATTTCTTTAATTTGCTCACCCGGCTTACGCAATGTTTTGACTTCACTTGTATTACTATCAAAGCCTAGGATCGTATTACCCTTAACTGTAAAAGTCTT